AATTGTCTGGATTTGAGACATTTGAAGTCGTGTATACCGCGATCCAAACCCTCAGCCACTTCCTCCAGAAAACGATACTGAGCGGAGTAGAGGACATCGAGTAGAGGGACAGGCTTTGCACTGTCGAGCTCCTTTGACGAAATGGTCATGCTGCCGATAAAATCGAGGAAGCATTCCATCCAGCGGGGTTTTAATTCTTTGTTTTTCTTTGGCATTCCGGACAGACTGCATTGATGGAAAACTTACCCTGATCGCAACTCCAACCCATTTTCTCAAGTTCTGTTTGCAAATCACCAAAGATAGCCTGACTCTGAACAGAACATTCCGAGCAAACAGCGAAGATAATTCTACGAGAGGTGGACGATGATATCATCACGCACCTGCTGTAGCTGTGCCTGCGTCAGAAGTCCGCTTGTGCCTCCGCCAGAAGATGGCATCCGATAAGACAGAAGCTGCAAAGTCAGCTGCGCTCCCGGCAAAGTATTCCCCGCCATCTGCCAGTAGAACACCGCCCAGTCCCCATTCTCTGAGACGTTTGGGATCTCCACGACGTTGCAGGTGGGTTCATAGAGCAGATGCGGGGCAACACCACCACCACCGCCGTTGGAGACCGCGGCCTCGCCGAAGACATCGAACACGTTGCTTGAGCCGGGGAGAAAACAAAGCGCCGCAACATCGACATTGCCATATGGATCGGCCACTCCACGAAACAACGGACAGCGCACCCGATAGGACAGTGCGGATTGCGGGATCATATTTTTTAATGTCATACGGAATTTGGTCGCCGAGTATCCCTGCGTCAGAAACTGCGGCGGACTCTCGAAGAACAATGTATCGCCTGCGGTAATCATTTTATCTCCGCATCGTTTCTCAGTTTTTCCAGGATTGCCTGGATGACCCACTGAATATTCTGTATTGCCCCAGTGGGATCGGTTATCTCCAGCCTGCGGCGATCAAACTCATCGAGAATCAGTTGCCATTCATTCATTTCATTTTCCATTCAGTTGATCGACCCAGCGTTGCAACGGTTTGAGTATTTTCGGATTATTTGTGTAGGAAACATAGACGACTTTTCCATTGCGTAAGATCTGCGTTGCTCCCTTGATCAACCGCGTTTCGTATTTCGGTTTACTTGCGGATCTCAAACTGCATCTTCCACTGGTGATTAGGTGCGGGCCAGATCAGCACGATATGACCCTCGGTGGTGAACTTTGAAGGAAGTCCTCTCAACAAGGCATTATCGATCGCAGTGCCATTGGGAATCTTCTGCACCATGGAAAAGAAGTCTTCCTTAGAGACTTTCAACAATTCCCATGGGCGGTCCCGCATACCCTTGATCCAGACCCGTAAGACTTCTGCTCCCGGCTCGGTTCCTATGCGCCATTTCCCCGGATCAACTGTCCTCTCGATCACTTTCGTCGTCTTGGACGTAGCCGGCGATGGAGTTGTTTCTTGATTTGCGTTCATGCTGCGGTCTTTCATCGACGTTGACTAAAGGAAGCGGTCGCCAGTCGAGGTTACCGAGATCATCCACCCACAACTGGAGGATACGGTTCTCGTAGTCCTTGGATAGTCCGAAGCAAAGGGTGGGGATATAATCAGGCATTGAGTTGCCGCGCACGCTTCAATGCCGCTCGATAAGTCCGCGGCCAACCCCGCGCGACCTCGTAAAGGTCACTGCCCATCAGGGTTGCCTGTATGGATGCCTCAAACCCGAAGGCCTCCGCCAACAGACACCTCGTGGAATCGACAAACGGATATTCCAGATTCAATGGCTGTTGTTCCAGCCAGTTGATCAAATTGGCCAGAGTGGGTTCGAGTTTGATCTTTGCATCCCAGCGTTTGTCGTAAAGCATGTCATTCCCTCTCAAACAGTTTGCACCACATATCCGGATCGATGATGCCCATGACCTTGGAGCAGGTCTGCGGGGTGTAGAATTTACAGATCCCGCATCTGGAATTCTTATGCCCTCTGGAGTAGTCCACAGCCCCCATGGGCAGTTTAGATTTCATAGCCGACATACCGCGCTGCAGCCGTATGCAGTTTCCCGCGTTCCATCTCATCGCACTGCAGCGTCTCGCAGATACGTCTAAGACTCTCAGGAGAGACATTCCGCAGTCCGTTTCTGACCTGACCCAAGAACTGCTTGGTAATCCCATAACCCCTGCGTCCCATGGCTCTGGCAAGCCTTGCATCATCCATCTCGTGGTTGACCAGGGCCTTCTGGAACTCAAGCGGGAAGTGTTTGTTCATATCACTGGGAATATGTTAGTATAGACCATGTGCTTTTCACTGGGCTGGCTTGAGGCCTTACTCGTCAACATCGTCATCCTGGCGGTGGTGATCGGGGTTTTGCGTATCCTGATCCCTTGGGTCCTTAGTCTCCTCGGGGTGGATACCGGCCCGTTGATGCAGATCATCAACCTCATCTTGTGGGCCATCGTCATCATCTGGGTGATCTACTTCG